AGATATAAACATTCCCGCCATACAAGACATTATTGCCAACAACATAGGAAGTGCCTGTTACCCATAACGCCGGCGCTTGATTCTTTACGTTAGCAATGTATTGAGTGCCTGGCCGGAAGGATGCAGCGCCAGCTTCACCGATTAGGAAGTTCTCAAGAATAGCGGCGCCATTCTTGAATATAGGCTTATCCTGGTCGAATCTCCCCAAAGATCGCGGGGAGATCTCGCCTAAAGTAAAGTTCGTTTTGGCTATTGTTCCCTTATAACCCATTAATAATCTATCCCCGGCATATAAAAGCCGACATTATTACCATCCGGACCAAGCCCTACCGCAGCTGTTGATCCTGTCAATCTTGCCAGGAACCATTCGTCCGCAATCGCTTGATCAGGAGACGTGGTATTGGAATCCGCCGCAATAGCGGATATCAGTTTAGCGGAGTAGTCTTTTTCAAGTCCGGCCGCATATTGAGCCGCTTCAGAGATCTTAAAACAAAGCTGGTAGGCCAGGGCGGTAGCAATAGCCTCCACAAACTTAGAGCTCCATTGCGTTACATCCAGCTGAGAAGAAACGTACTTCATACTCGCAATAGCAGGAGCGTTCATCAATAAAACAATAGTTGGAGTGGCCAGATAAGGCGGCTTTACTGTTTCTTTACGGTAAAATACCCTGGTACTAAACAAATAAGGATTGATAAAATCCAACGGACAAGCATAGGGATGATTACAGCCGTCATTCATTAAAGGCAAAGGAATAAGTAAAGGAGCAATATTATTTTCATTCTGGTCTTTTTGAACAATCCAATAACCGGACGCGAGATCAGTCGTGAATACACCGGACGTATTTTGTACGGCGCAAACATAAATATTATTATCAGGACCAAGAACATAGGTTCCAACATTGTATGTGTTAGAAGTAACCCAGGCTACCGGACTCAACGGAACCATGGGCACTGTCTGAACAGCAAATGACCATGGGTGCTCTTCTAAGGCCTCCGCAGTAACGAAAGGCCAAATATCGGTGAGGTATTGAGCCGCCGGATTAGGCGAGGTGGCCGGATTAGCAAGATCAGAAAGATTGAGCCTTGTGGCCCCGATCTTAAAAATTGCTTTATTCCAGATCCCTAAGATAGTAAAGAGTGGGTTAGGCATAATTTATCCTTTTTTAGGCAAAAAGTACAGTAAGCTAAAAATACAATGATCAAAGGGACCATTTGCATACATCTGTCTGGGAAGTGCACCAGAGCGTCTATAACGATCATAGCAAGCCCAGAGGTCAAGGTGTATAGTTCAGCCCTCCACAGTGCCCCGCAAAGCCATCCCAGGCCAAATAAAAGGCATCCTGTAGCCGGATAGCCAACCTCAAAAACAAGCTGGGCAATGAAATTATGAGCTGTCTTGTAAGGAATAGATTTCATCCTTGATAAAGGAGCAAAAATCAACTTATATGTGCCCGGGCCCCAACCAACAAAAGGATGTTTATTCGCTAACTCAAAAGTCTTTTGCCATACCGTTATGCGCCCTGCTGCTGGACTCAAATTTTCTTTAAACTTATTATTGCTCAAATCCCACAAACAAAAGATAAACATAAATCCTATAAATACCATGGCAGCTACATTTTTGTTTTTGGAATACATATAGACTACTGCTCCAGCACCGGCGCTAAAGAAGGCCCAGCTGGATTGACAGAATACTGCCACTATAACCGGAAACAGGAAATTTAACGTGCTAAAGGATATGAGCAATGCGGATATCACAACCGCAAAGCTCCCCATCTGCATGTGATGCCCTAAAACTCCGAAATTGAAATTATAAGCAGCTCCCCAATCCATCAAATTATCTTTATGGAAAAACTCTAAACTTAAAAGAATCGCATTTAATAGCAGTAGACTTTGCACCGCTTTAAACACAAGCGGCCAATCTTCGATATTGCAGCATGAAATATAAAAATAACAACAAAGGACTATTGAACAGTAAGACGTGAAGGAAATATAAGGGGCCGCGCTGAAAAAACAATCAATGAATGATCCTATCGCAATGATCCTAACCATCCAGTGTGTTTTGATAAACAGAGTGAATACACCAAAAAATCCGGCAATCAGGACCATCCATAGCCAATATTTATCTTGAGGATTACGAAGAACAACATCTATCGGGGGAATTAATGATAGAGCAATAAGAAAAAATAAAGCTATCAGAGTATATTTTTTCATAAAAAAGGAGAGAGAAGGCCCTGCCTCCCCTCTCCCCTTTAGATTTATGCTCCACCAACATCATTGATAGTCGGTAAAGTGCTTCCGCTATATTCTACTATAATCCAGCCAACGGTAGAATTGACATATAAGAATGTCACAAGCTGCCCGGCTGTATTAAAAACAATGGAAGTCCATCCCGTGCTTGACGAAGGTGTTAATGTCCATGACCCGCTTGAGCCAACGGTGGTAATGAGGATTGTTAATGTCTGGCCAGGAACACCCGCGGGTAACGTACCCGTAGAAAACCCTGTGTTAGCAGAGGCGGCGATTGCCTTTTTAACAAACGAGTAACTGACCGGAACCGTCAAACTCGAAGTCGTCATTGACGTGTATCCACCATTTGCAATCCCTATCATAACAAAATTAGGATTACAACCGACGTTATAGGTGAAACCGTCAAGGGTAATTACAGCCGTTGGATCGCAAGGCAAGCTTAATTGGGACGCCTGTCCTACCGCGGCCCCTCCCTCGGTTATACCAACGGCGGCAAAGGCAGAAGTGGCCAGGAAAGCCGAAAACACTAAAAGCAATAGTAACTTTTTAAACATGCTGATCTCCTTTTTAAAAGGGGTGAGGATTTCTCCCCACCCCAACTTCGCCTTAGTCCGTGGTGAAATAAACGATACAGCCGATAATCGCTCCACTGGTAATTGTAGCTCCAGCGGTGGTAAGCAAGATCTGAGCGTCAGTATCGGTTTCCGTGGGAACTGCCGGATTAGTACCAATGACATAAGGACCATTGGCAGCACTAATCATCCCGCTAATAAGAGTTACCCCGGCCGTGGCCGGTCCCGTCAAAGCAGTTGCATAGCGCGTAGCAAGATCCAGGTCCCCTACAGACAACGTAAAGGATCCGATACTAACGCTACTTGTAATCTCGATTAGTAATACCTTTGCACCAGCGGGAAGCAACGCTCCCATGGCAATCGTGGTACCAGCTAATTCGGTACCAAGACCCACATAGAAGTCAATATTGCACTTCACGCGGCCGTTTACATAACCGGCGGTAAGCCAGTTAGCCGGTGACGGTGGCGCTATTGATTCGGCGTAAACAACTCCGTTAACTTGACTCATATAATTCTCCTTGTTAAAAGGTTAAAAACTCTGAAAGATCAAAACTACTTAGAACGCTGCCTCAACGCAAGCGATCTGGACAATACGAGCCTCTTCAAGGCGGGTAGAGCCCAGGCACATCCTCATATAAACCTGCCAGGCATAGTTCTTGTCCGCGCGCTCATCAACACGGCCTTCGATTTCCTTCTGCACGGCTAACTGGACAGCAAACTTCTGCCAGGCGTAGCATAACCGGTGTGAAGAAGCATCGGTCAATAGGCGCTCGGAATGACGCCAGTCAAAACCGCACCATGTCTGAACATCACCCTGGACCAACGCATGGATCACGTTGTAATCAGTGGACGTGACTTCAGTGGTGTTTAAAAGATCTTCCAGCTGGGCCGCGGTATAGGACATATATCTCTCGGTCTGCTCAACTTCATTGGCATCGAGGATACGCTTGGCCGCTAAACACTTGGCCTTGCTCATACCGTTACCGGACGTGAACTGATTATAGACAATTTGGTTTGGAGCTGGGAAGGTCACCGGTGTGGCGCCTGTCTGGCCGGTATAAGACGTACCGCCCATGGCCGCAATGATGATATCGTCCTTGGTACGGTTAAAAGCGGCGTGCTTTGCTTGCATCATGATTGACTTAGGGTCAATCGCCATCTGCAAAGCATCCTTGGGATCTTCCAAGGTGTTTGAAACAAAATACCGTGGTGTTACCATCCGGCGTCTGAAATCCGGCAACTGTGTCGGAGTATCAGCATAGCGCGTGGTCAACTCTACCGCGGAATCCTGGTTGTACTGATCGTAAAACTTTGCCATGCCGGTCCAGTTAAAATCTTCTGCGACGCAAGCAGCAAAACGATTATCTTGCTGTTGAGACAGCAAGTAAATCGTGTTGTTATATTCCTGAATATATGCTGTATTTGGTGCTCCCATAGGTAGCTCCTTTGTGGTTTAAAGTTATCTCTCTGACAGATAATCCTTAAAAAGGGTCTGCTTACTTCACCTATGAGGTCGCACCAGTGGTACGATAGTCTCGATTTTTTCTTTACTGCATGAGGCCGGTTAAATCAACCGGTAGTCTCATTTAGAAATTTATTCCTAAAAAATGTACGTGTCAAGAAAATTTAAAAATAAATTTATTTAGCTTTATTTTTCAACGCAAACAGATCGTGCATTTTTTGTACTGCCGCGGCGTGTCCAGCGTCCTTAACATTGAAATAAGGATGCTTGGTACCGGCGGCGTTGATCTCTGCATTGAACTTAGTGATCTCGGCATCAGCAGCAGTCGGATCCGTAATTGGAGCGTCCGCGATAGTTCCTAAAGACTTCAAAGAATCTTCTGAGAGCAATCCAACAAGCTTTCCCATGCCCTTTAAAAAGTTAGGAGATCCCTTCAAAGCCGAAACAATAGCCTCTGGTGCCTGGGCAAACTCCGGACCGCCCACCAGCTGCATGGTCTTAACGATCTTATCAAATTTGGCGTCGTACTCATTGCCCCACTCCGTGCGCAATGCTGTCTCATTAGTTAATGACAATGCTTTCCGATCCGCCTTTTGCTTGGCCACCAGGCCGGATAGCGTCGTCAATAATCCTTGCTGGATGGTATCAGCCATCTTATTACCAGCCCCAGCAGCGTGTAGAAGAGGCTTTAATTGAGCCACAATACCGTCTGCCTTGAGATCAGGGTCCAAATTAGCCATAGCGGTCCATTTATACCCGTCCGGCTTCTCCGGGGGCTTCTCAATGGATCCTACCATCTTCTTAGTCTCTACATAACTGACACCCAGGTCCTTGAGGGTCTTGAATGGTTTAAATGTATCATCCTTCCGGAGCTCTTCAGGAAGTAAAGAAATATCACCACCGGCCACTCTCGCGTTAAGATCCAGAAAAGCTTTACCGAGATCATCCGGTGTTTCATAAGTTTTAAAAGCTTCGTTGGTTTGTAATTCTGGTGCTGTAAATGTAATTGGCATATATTACCTTTCTTTTGCACGTTTCACGTGAAATCGGTTTATTTAGCTGGTGCCGCTACTGCTGCTTTTTTAATCCTGGAAGTAACCGGTTTGGCCGGAGCCCTTACCGCCTCATGTA